TAATATGAACAATGACAAAAGAATAAACTATGTACAAGAACATTTACATAAAGATATGGAAGACAAACCTAAAAGACCATTAAGTGAGTTTAGTGAATTAGTTATCTTAGTAGGTAACCAATTTGACGATATGAAATCATTTAATATTAAAAGTGAGGTAATAGAATGTCAGATAACCTAAAGTTAACATTGTTAGCAATTACTACAATAATACTTGGTAATGGATTGGCTAATTATGTATATTGGTAAACTAATAATGATTAGTTTTATTATTCTTATAGTTGCTAGTTGTATTCCAATTGGCAATTATAAGTTTAATCCAACTTTAAGTATTATAAAGATGTTAGATAAAAACAAAAATTTAAATAACCTAGGAACAAGAGGATAATTATGTTAGAGATGCCAATATGGATGCTAGCTTTATTAGTGTTTGCAATATTTATATTATTTGCATTATTACTTGAAGCTCAAAACAAAATAAGAAATCTAATACTACAATCAATTGTTAATGCAAACTTAACATCGCAAGGATTTAATGATATTGCAGTAGATATGGATCAAATACATGAAATAGTTAGAAAGTTAGAGGCTGAATATGAGTTTAAAAAAGATAATACCCTATCCAAAACTAATAATTGATAATACTTTTTTACGTAAGATCAATGACTTACTTGAAAAGCAAAAGAAATTAATAGCAGGTAAAATACATTTACAGAATGAAGCTAAAGAAATAACTAAACTATTACAACAATACGAAGATAATATAATTAAGATAGAGAATAAACTAAATCAATATAGGAGGAAACAACATGGACAACGAGATATTAAGCAAACTGGAAACACTAGGCCCGGTAGGAATAAAGCTAAGAAAGACGATGCATGATCGTTATGACTTTATAATGAATAAGAGTGATAGCAATCGAAAATCTGATACAGTTGTTATGATTCATAAACATAACATGGATTATGATATGATGATTCAATTATCTTATAGCATTGTTGCTACAGGTACTACTGACGGACAAAACTTTACACAACTTGCAATAGCGATTGGTAATAGAATAAGAAACTTTTATCATTTGCCTAAAAAATCTGAGTTAGATTTTAAGCTTGGTTCATTTGTGTTAACTTGTTACGCCATACTTCATATGGTTAGTATAAAGTTAGTTAATGATTATAAATCGAGTTACAAATCAAAGACGATTTATAAAATATATATGGGATACAATAGATCAGACTTAAGAAAACTTGTTAAAGAGTTTAATGAAGTTCATGATCCATTTAAACCATTAACACAACAAGCTCCAAACTGGGAGTATGGTACAGTAGCTAATCCTAATGGTGAAAGTATAAAGCTTATTAAGGATAGTAAATCTGATGTTGCTGCTAAAGTAAATCCTAACAATACACCAATTGTATTGAGTGCTACAAACAAAAAACAGTCGATTGCATATTATGTAAATCCTGAAGTGTTTGAAGTATACAAATGGGCTTTACAAACAAATCAACATTGCTTTGAACATAACAGTGTTGACACGATTGCTAAAGAACGTAAAGAAGCAAAGAAAGCCGAAGCCTTACAAGTTCTTAAAGCTGCTGAGCCTTATGTTGGCAAGAAGTTTTATCAACAATACACTTGTGATTCAAGAGGACGTTTCTATCCACTATCTGCATATTTGAATGAATTGAATTCAGATAATGCTAAAGGAATGCTTTCATTTTATGAGGGTAAACCTTTAGGAGATAATGGTAAAGCTCAATTGTTTCATCACATAGCTAATATGTGGGGTGAAGATAAGTTAAGCCATATTGATAGAGTTAAGTTTGTTGAAAACAACTACTATGACTTTGTTAAGTATGGTAATTTACCAACTGAAGCTAAGGGTTGGATGCAAGCTGCTGAGCCTATACAATTCTTATCAGCAGTTATTGAGTTAGCTAAGTTAGATAAACACTTTGTTGATGGTAAAGATATTAAAGACTTTGTATCTCATACTATTTGTTACAGAGACGGATCTAACAATGGCTTGCAATGGTTAATGAGTTTAGCTAAAGATCATAAGAACGGTCATTTAGTTAATGTTAAACAAACTCAAGATAATAAACCTGGTGATATGTATAGTTATGTTGCTAAATCAGTACAAACATTAATGCATAATAAAGCTAAAGAAGAAGATTCAAGATCTTTAGATTATTATAATTTATACTTTAAGTCTATTGAGAAGATTAGAAATAGATGGAGAGTTGCTGATCTTAATAACGATATAAGTGCAGAACGTAAAAAGAAACTAATAAGATGGTATCAGAGACGTTACAAAGCAGAACTTAAACTAACTGATATTGTTTATTGGGATAAAGCTAAGTTTACTCATAAAGAATGGCGTAAGATTGTTAAACGAAATGTCATGACGTACGGGTATTCTGCAAGTAAGCAAGGAATGGGTACACAAATTATCGAAGACACAAGAGATATGGATAATGTTTACCTTAGTAACAAACAACATAGTGCTGCAAGAGCTTTAGGTTCTTTAGTTTATAATACTATTGAATCTGAATTTCCTGAAGTTGCAAATACAATGAAACTGTTTAAAGATAATTGTGAAGCTTACATGAATAAAACAGGTAAGCAATATTCACATAATACTTTAATTAGTAACTTTCCATTTGCACAACATTATGTAAAACACAAAACAGCAGTAGTTAAATTAACTGATGGTTTATATGTTATGAATGAAGATAAAACATATGAATGGGTTGACTTAGTTCAGTTCAATATTAAAACTGAATTACCTATACTTAACCTTGGTAAAGCTAAAGCTGCGATAAGTCCAAACTCAATACACAATCTCGATTCACTTCACTTAATGTTAGTGATTGATGCTTGTGACTTTGATATCGTTAGTGCACATGATTCTTATGGATCACATGCATGTAACGTTGAAGAAATGCAACAAGTAATTCGTGAACAATTTAAAAGAATAATTGATGCGAATCCACTTGAGCATAACTTAAAAGAAACTGGTAATCTAGTACCAATGATAACGCAAGGACAATTAGATAGTTCAGAAATCTTAAGATCTGAATATGCCTTTGCATAACCTATAGGAGTAAGTATGTTTGACGGAATGTTATATAACATGTTAGCATGGTGTAATAAAATGAAAGATAAAATGTCAGTTTGGTGCCTTCTTTATAGAGAGGGCCTAATCGGTTTTATTTTAGGTTTTATATTTACTGTGTTAATTCAGTTAATATTTTAAGTGGTAATGTATGACAGTTAATTTTACAATACAGCTTAAAGACAATAATCTTGAAAGAGCAATCAAGCTAATGAAGCTAAAAAGTACTAAATTAAATGTTCTTAAGGCTTATCGTGAAAACTCTAGGTATGAAAAACCCTCAGAAAAGCGCGTACGAAAGCTTAAAGAATGTATAATTAATACTAAAATAAAGAAAAGAAAGCGAGAAAATAACCTATGAATAAGCTAATAGATCAAGATAAGCCTATTCCCTTTGATGGTGAATAGTTGACAATTGAGGCTTTGGATCCTGAAATATGGGTCCAAAAGCCCTGAATTCCTATTAGTGTACCTTACAGAACACAGTTCGAAGTATTAATAATTAATAAAGGATAAACAATGGGAAGAGGTGGATATAGACCTAATGCTGGACGTAAAGCACAAACTCCAGAAGAGCGACTTTTAACTAAGCAGCTTTCCACTATTGACAAGCTTAAAAAGCTCAAATTAGATCCTATTGATATATTAAACAAAGAACTAAAAGCCTTAAAAGGCAAAGAAGATTCAAAATCACAAAATTTACGAGTTAGAATAGCTGAAAAGTTATTAGAATATGGGTATCAAAAACAACCTACTTCTATACATCAAACTGGAAACTCAGATATGCCAATATTAACTATTGTGCAAAAAAGCCAGACGGTTGACGAAAAGGTTGTTAAGCCTATAATAGACGAAATTCCAAGCGAGAACACCGATGAATAAAGGAGCGAAACGTACTGAACAAGTATATAAGGTATACATCACGCATTATACCGACGCTTGCTTTTATATCGGGTTCACATCGAAAGATGGCAAAGCTTTGGAATCTTACTTTGGTAGTAATACTATCAAGGATAAGCTGGTAAGTCATAAAGAAATAGTTTTTACTTCTAAAAGTAAAGCTACTGCAAAACTCTTTGAGTTGCTGCTCCAATTATCCATTATGGATTCCCCTAGATGTGTGAATGACATGTTAAATGTTAGGGTTAGAGCCAGCCATATGAGAGACTTACCTAAATTCCAATTGAATTTCGAAGACACAAAATTTAATATAAAGGATTAATTAATGGATATTAACAAATTAAGAGAGCAATTAAAAATAGATGAAGGTGTTAAATATGAAGTTTATGATGACCATTTAGGTTATAAGACATTTGGTATTGGACATTTAGTAAAAGCTACTGATGAAGAATATGGTGCTTCTGTTGGAACTCCTGTTTCTGAAGAAAGAGTTAATTCTGTATTTAATAAAGATGTTGAAACATACATTGATGAATCTAAAAAAGTATTCGGTAATTTAGAAGACATGCCACAAGAAGCCCAACAAGTTATAATTAACATGTGCTTCAATATGGGTGCTCCGAGATTATCACAATTTAAGAAATTTATAAAAGCAATTAATGATGAAGATTGGGCAACCGCTTCTGTTGAAATGTTAGATTCTAGATGGGCTAGTCAAGTTGGTATAAGAGCTAA